CACGCGAGCGAAACAAGCGCCACAAGTACGGCGCGCGCGCGGTCGTCGTCGACGGCATCCGTTTCTCGAGCCAGCGCGAAGCCAACCGGTACGGCGAGCTTCGCCTACTGGAGCGCGCCGGCGAAATCCGCGATTTGACCCTGCAGCCGCGTTTCGAGCTGCATGCGCATTTGTTGTCGATCGTGCACAAACCGCCGGTGGCGATCGGCGCCTACCTGGCCGATTTCGCGTACGTGACGAAAGACGGCACGACCGTCATTGAAGATTGCAAAGGGTTCCGCACGCCGCTCTATCGGTGGAAAAAAAAGCACGTCGAAGCCGAGTACGGCGTGCGCATTGTGGAGATCTAACCCATGGTCAACATCGAGCTCTTCTTGCTCATCGCCGCGCTCGTGATCGTCATCCTGGCCGGCATCGGCCGCGCGCCGCTCTGGCCGGGCGTGTTGCTCGTCGTGATCGTCGACTTGTTGCATACGAGCGGTGTGACCGGGCTCCGGTAGTGCTGACGATCGTGCCGGTCGACCTGGCCGAAGCCAACGCGTTTATCGTCCAGCATCATCGACACCACGGTCGCGTCGTCAGTCATAAGTACTCGCTCGGCGTCGTGAGCGGCGACGCTATTGTCGGTGTGGCGATTGTTGGCCGCCCGGTCGCGCGCGCGCTCGACGACGGGCTCACGCTCGAAGTGACAAGGGTTGCAACGGACGGCACCAAAAACGCCGCGAGCGCGTTGTACGGCGCGTGTCGGCGTGCGACCTTCGCGCTCGGGTATCGACGCCTGGTCACGTATACGCTCGCGTCTGAAAACGGCGCGAGCTTGCGCGCCGCCGGGTATCGGTGTCTCGGCGAAGCCGGGGGCGGGTCGTGGTCATGTCCCTCACGGCCGCGCGTCGATACGCATTCCATTGCAACGCAAATTGCGCTGGGAGCTCGACGCGCGATTGTCATAAACCCTTGACCGGCTCGGCCGTGTCGTGGCGCAGTACTGCGCGACATGGTCGAGCTCGTCGAGCCGGATACGCTGCCGTTTGCCGTCGCCGAGCTCCGGGTCGCGCGCAAGTCGGTCGACGCCGAGCGGCGCATCTTTGGCGGCCTGGCGACGACGCCGACGGTCGATCGCCAGGGCCATTCGGTCGACCCGTTTGGGGTCACCTTCCGCAATCCGCTCACGCTCTTCTGGCAACACGAGAAAAACATCCCGATCGGGACCGTGACGCTGTTCCCGGCGACGGCCGAAGGCATCGCGTTCGAAGCGAGCATCCCGGCCATTGACACGCCGGGGCCGCTCAAAGACGCCGTCGACCTGGCCTGGCAATGTCTCAAAGCCGGGCTCGTGTCGACCGTGTCGATCGGGTATCGCATCCTGGCCGGCGGCGTCGAAAAGCTCACCGGCGGCAATCTGCATCTCCGCAAAACCGAAGTCGTCGAATTGAGCTTAGTGACTATCCCGGCGAATCCCGACGCCGTTGTCCGGTTCGTCAAATCCCTGGCCGGTGTCCCGGCCGAAACCCTGACCGGTGTCCCGGTCGCCGAGCGCATCCCGCGCGCGGTGCCAGTCATGACCATCACCGAGCAAATCACGGCCGCCGAAGCCAACCGGGCGACCAAAACCGCGGCCATGCTGCAACTCATGCAGACGGCCGCCGACGCCGGCACGACGCTCGACGCCGAGCAGACCAAGCAGTACGACGAGCTCGCGACCGCGGCCGGCGCGCTCGACGCGACCATCAAACGCTGGCGCGAGCTCGAAACGCTGAACATCGCCGCGGCAACGCCGGTCCCGGCGACGCCGAAGCCGGCCGCGTTTCCGGTCGTCCAGGTCAAGTCGCAGCAGCAGCCGGGCTCCGTCTTTGTCCGCGCGGCCATGTCGATCGCGCGTGCCAACGGCGACAAGATGCTCGCCGTCGAGTACGCCAAGCAGTGGAAAGACACGCCGGAAGTCGAGCTGTATCTGAAAGCCGCGACGGCGCCCGGCACGACGACCGATCCCGCCTGGGCCGGGCCGCTCGCCGTCATGACCAACGCGACCAACGAGTTTCTGGGGTTGCTCCGACCGGCGACGATTCTCGGCAAGGTACCCGGCTTGCGCCAGGTCCCCTTCAACACGACCGTGCCGGTGCAGTCGGCCGGGGGGCTGTACCAGTGGGTCGGCCAGGCGAAACCCAAGCCGGTGGGCAAGCTCGCGTTTACGACTGCCAACCTGGGGATCGCGAAGGCGGCCGGCATTATCGTGTTGACCGAAGAGCTCGTGCGCGTGAGCTCGCCGTCGGCCGAAGCGATCGTGCGCGCCGACATGATTGCCGGGATCGCGCAGTTCCTGGATCAGCAGTTCATTGACCCGGCGATCGCCGCGGTCGCGAACGTGTCGCCGGCCAGCATCACCAACGGCGCGCCGACGGTCATTTCGACCAACAACGCGCTCAAGGACATTGCGACGCTGATCGGGATGCTCACGACGGCCAACATTCCGATCGGGGGCGTCGCGTTGATCATGTCGGAAACCAACGGCTTCGCGCTCGGCATGGTGCGCGACCCGCAAGGCAACCGCATGTTCCCCGGCGTGTCGTCGCAAGGCGGGTCGATCGACGGCATCAACGTCATTACGAGCAACGTCGCCGCGCAGCTCGTGATCGCCGTGCAGCCAAATCTGATTCTGTACGCCGACGACGGCGGCGTGACGATCGACGTGTCACGCGAAGCGTCGGTGCAAATGGACACGGCGCCCATGTCGCCGGCCGACGCCACGACGGTGCTGACCAATTTCTGGCAAAACAACCTGGTCGGCTTGCGTGCGGAGCGGTTTATCAACTGGAACCGGGCGATTACGGCATCGGTCGCGTATGCGACCGCGGCCGTGTACGCGCCGACCGGGCTGGCCGCCGAGGGTACCAACGGCGGCACGCGCGCCGCGAAGTAACGACAACCCGACCACCGGCCGCGCGCGCGTGTGGACCGCCGCGCGCGGCCGGCTCTCCTGTGGAGCGGCATTGAAGATTTTTGGCCGGGAGCTCTTCTCACGCCGCGCGCCGGTCCCGCCGACGCGCCAGGTCGACGGCTGGACGCCGATCGGCATCGTCCGCGACCCCTTCCCAGGCGCGTGGCAGCAGAATCAGGAGCTCACGCCGGAAACGTCGCTCACGTACTTTGCGGTGTACGCGTGCGTGTCGATGATTGCCGCCGACATTGGCAAGCTCGAAATGCGGCTCGTCGAAAAGGACGCCGACGGGATCTGGACCGAAACGGAGAACCCGGCGTACTCGCCGGTGCTCCGCGAGCCGAACCGGTACCAGCTCTTCGCGACGTTTGCCGAGCAATGGATTCTCAGTAAGCTCGTGCACGGCAACGCGTACGTGCTCAAAGAGCGCGACAATCGCAACGTCGTCGTCGCGTTGTACGTGCTCGACCCGTCGCGCGTCACGCCGCTCATTGCGCCCGACGGCGCCGTCTACTACCAACTCGCGCCCAACGACCTGGCGGCCATCCCGACCGCCGGCGAGCCGATCGTCGTGCCGGCGCGCGAACTGATTCACGACCCCATGTTGACGCTCTTCCACCCGTTGGTCGGGGTCAGTCCGTTGTACGCGTGCGGCGTGTCGGCGCTCGCCGGGCAGAACATGCAACGGCAGACGTCCAACTTTTTCGCCAACGGCGCCAACCCTGGCGGCGTGCTCATGGCGCCCATGGCGATTACGCCAGAGCAAGCGAAAGACTACAAGGCGAAGTGGGAAGAGTACGTCGGCGGCGCCAACCAGGGGCGGATTGCCGTGCTCGACCGCGGCTTGGAATACAAGCCGCTCACCATGTCGGCCGTCGACGCGCAGCTCATTGACCAATTGAAATGGTCGGCGGAAACCATTTGTTCCGCGTTTCATGTCCCGCCGTACATGGTGCACGTCGGGCCGCCGCCGCCGTACGCCAATATCGAGCCGCTCGTCCAGCTCTATTACAACGAGTGTTTGCAATCTTTGATTACGAAGTTTGAACGGTCGCTCGACAAGGGGTTGGAGCTCGCGTTGACGCTCGGGACCGAGTTTGCGATCGACGACTTGCTCTTGCTCGATACCGCGACCCGGACGAAAGCCGCGCACGACTCGATTGTCGCCGGCGCGCTCGCGCCCGACGAAGCACGCCGGAAGTATTTCGGGCTCGGGCCGGTGGCCGGCGGCGCGTCGCCGTACCTGCAGCAGCAAATGTATTCCCTGGCCGCGCTCGCCGAGCGCGACGCCGCCGGCCCCACGCCGCCACCGGTGCCGCCGACGCCGCCACCAACGCCGCCGCCGGCCGACGAGCTCGCCGCCATGCTGGCCGCGGTGCACGTCGCCGCGGTTCGTGAAGGGTTGTATGCAGCCTGACGCGCTCGCCGAGCTCATTGTGCTGACGGTCGCCAAAGCGATCGCGCCGTTGCGCGCCGACCTGGCGCGGGTCGAAGGGGAGCTCGTCGCGCTCCGCGACCGCGGCGTCGCGCTCGACCGGCTCGACGAGTCGGTGACGGCCGTGCGCGAGCGGCTCGCCGGCCTGGAAGCGCGGCCGCCGGTCCCTGGGCCGCGCGGGACCGACGGGCTCGACGGGCTCAACGGCAAAGACGGCGCCGACGGGCTCGGGTTCGACGACCTGACGGCGAGCTTCGACGGCGAACGGACGCTCGTCTTGCGCTGGACGCGCGGCGACCAGGTCAAGTCGCTCCCGGTCGAGCTCCCGATCCCGCGCTATCAGGGCGCCTACGCGAGCGCGCGGTCGTATCGGCCGGGCGACGTCGTGTCGTACGACGGGTCGGCCTGGCATTGTGAAGTCCTGACGAGCTCGCGCCCTGGCGACGGCTCGCGCGCCTGGCAACTCATGGTCAAGC